AATAACCAATACAAATTTGTCTACATTTTCTATGTGGAAATTCTAATTCGTACATGTAAGCATACACGCTTAATTGTAATGTATAAATTGACCATTGACATGCTTGTAAGTGGTCGAATGGTTTGAAAAGAGTTTCATAACCGTATTGGTTAAAGAAGTTGAATTCTCTGTTGGTTTTCCAGTCCCAAACATCAAAGTAAGTATCATCAATATCGATAATAAGGTCAGACATACCAGCTAGTTCATATTGTTCAGAGAACATAATTCTTTCTGGCCACATTGCGATACCTTCATCAATTTTTAAGTCGTTAAAACCATCAATCACTTTTTGTTCAAACTTACCTTCTTCTGTGTCGTCTGGAAAATACCATTTGTTGGCTAACAAATATCTTTCAACAATATCGTGCACCTTTGTACCATACACATTCGCTTCATCATTAAGCATTTGCCAATAATCAAGTATTTGTTGTTGCGTCAAACCAATATATCGTTCTTGTTTTACGTTGTTTGGTTGATTGACAATAGCGGCTGACACAGCTTCAGAGTCAAAGTGTGGTTCGATTGATGTAAGTGTAGTTGTAACTGATTTATAAATTTTACCAGTTTCTCTGTGATGATATTTGTGTTCAATTGGTTCCAAGTAGACTGGCCCAACCCATAGTTTAGCATTTGACATAGTTTTTCGTTTATTACAAATATACTAAATTTTTATGCCAAATGCAAATTATTCTTTTAATTTGTGACTACTCATTAATAACTTAACAATACCACTATTACCCAAATATTGAAATACACTGGAAGGGTCATAACCATCTGGTGGTGTACATATTTTTATACGGTCTTTTAAATCACCAGTATTTAATTCCCAATAAAGTCTTTCAGCGTCATCATAAGCGTCACTATCTAATAATATAACAACAAACGCTTTAGCTTTTTCGTGTAATAGATATTTTAATTTATCACTAATAAACTTACCTAATAATGGTATTGAATTAGGTACAACAATATGGTCAGTCGCACCTTCAACTAAATAAATTGTTGCGTCCCAATTTATTTTATTCTCATTAAATATTATTTCATATTTTTCAGCATGAGGGTTAAGGTATTTTACTTTGGTTTTTTTATTTAAAAACCATCTAGCTATAAAATAATTAACATTACCATCAGAATCATAAGAAGGTATTATTATCCTATTTTGGAAGTCACCAGATATTGTATAACCGATATTATATTCTTTTATAATTTCATCGGTAATACCTCTATCTTTTAAATATTTTATAGCTAAATCTGATTTGTAGTCAAGTTTGGTACATTCTGATAATTTTTTATACCCTTCTGGTAACCTAACAATTATTTTTTCAGAATTTTTAGAACCATTGTAGTTGTATTCTGGTTTGAATAAATTATATTCTCTTAGGTGGCTTTTAGTTCCGTATTTTTTAACTAGATTTTCTAAAGAACCGTACATGTGATTTGTTTCGTAACAAACCCAGCATTTATATACACCTTTATGGTAATTAAGTTCTAAATTACCCTTACCATCACCATTATATAAACCTTTATCAGCAGAGCACGCTGGACAGTCAAAGGCTGTTTGACCTGATTCTTGATTATGTTTTCTAGGTTCCCCCAGAAATGATTCAAATATACTTAATAAATAATTTGACATATTTAATTTTTAGACAAATATACTAAAATTATTTTAAAATATTTAATTTTTACCCGACTTTTTTATTTTTATCCGATATTTATTATTAAACAAAAAATTATGGGACGACCAAAACTAGAAGAAAAAGAAAAAAAAATTAAATTAGGTATAACTATATCTAAAAATTCATTTACCATGTTAGAAATGTTAACAAATAATAAATCAGAATTTATTGAAAAATTGATAAATAATCATGTAAAGAACATAACAATAACAAATAATATTGAACTTAAATACGATGAAAATAACAATTATATTGGTAGTAAAACCACTAAAATAATTGATGTTGATGAAAATTAAATCTGGTATTTATAAAATAACGAATAAAAATAATGGTCGTTATTATATTGGAAGTTCCGTAAATATTAATAATAGATGGAATGAACACAAACGCACGTTAAAACAACACAAACATGATAATCACTTTCTACAAAAGTCATGGAATAAACATGGTGAAGAATCATTTTTATTTGAAATTATTGAATATGTTTTAGATTTAGATAAATTATTAGAACGTGAACAATACTATTTAGATTTAATAACACATAATAAAAAAATAACTTATAATTTATGTAAGACAGCTGGGAATATGTTAGGGTTTAAACATACAGAAGAATCTAAAAATAAGATGTCTAATAGTCGTATTGGTAATAAAAATAGTTTAGGGTTTAAACACACAGAAGAAACTAAAAATAAGATGTCTAAATCTCATTTTGGTCTTAAACATGATGATAAAACAATTAGTTTACTAATTAATATAGGTAAAAAAAATGATTTAAAATCAAAAAAATTTAATAGTAAAATTTCTGATGATATAAGAACAGAACTAATAAATAAATATAGTTCTGGTTCTTATTCAACTAGAAAACTTAGCGTTTTATATAATATTAGTAAATCAACAATATGGAATATTGTTAGAAAATAACAGTATCGTGGTTGTGTTTTCTAGGGTCACCTAAAAAACTTTCAAATATGCTAGCTAAGTAATTCATCTAGCAAATATACTAATAAAAAATTATATTTACAATAATTTATTTATTTTCATTTTCTAAATTTCTTTTGTTGAAATAAGCTAGACCACATACGTAGGCATCTGAAGTATCAAAAGTTTCTTTTTTAAGTTTGTTGTTTTTATCATAAAACCAACTAATCTGTGGTTCTAATTCAGCAACTTTTTCCCATAAAACATATTTTTTATCAATATCAAAAGGGTAACCACCAAAAAGAACTGGTGTGTTTTTTGATATTTGTTTTTCTGTTAAGGGTGTACCATCTTTTTTAGTAGTTCTAACCGCCATTAAATCTGGAAAAGCGTATTTACGAGCATCATAAGATGAAATAAATTCTGGAACAACACCCAATGTATCGTATACCGATTTAGATATCATACCATTGAACCTTAAAAGAGTGGCAATTGTATATACGTTATTTGATTGAAGAAGAGGTTCTTCAATGATTACTTTAGTTATACCAAAATCAGCATAATTTGATAAGAACTCACTTTCAAAAATTTCAACTTTTCTAAAAAGTTCTTCCATTTTATCTGTAGGTTTTGGTTTAACTTTAGGACTGACATGGTGTAATAGTTTAATATCACCCTTATTACCTTTGTCCTCAAAAAGTGCAATACCTATAGTAGATGTAGATACATCCAATGCTAATAAAAATTGTGGTTCTTTTTCTTCCATATAACTTTTTTATAGTAATTTAAGACTTTATTGTGAAAAATAAAGTCTTAAACACTAATTTTTATTGAAAGAGCTAAAAATTCATTTATATTTTTAGATATTTGTCGGTCAGGTTTAGCATAAGCTATTAAATTACCAACATCATCATATAAACCAACTTCAGAAATTCTAGGGATATCATCAAATTCAAATGTAGGGTTAGTTGATGACCCAAATTCACCTCTATCAGCAATACAATTAACTATTTGGTAAACACCTGTTGATTGACTATCGAAACTAACTGTTGTTGCTGTACTAGCTGATGATGTAAAATTATTAACAATTGTAGGGTCCGTAATAACGATAAAACCTTTATCTAAATACGCTATACCAACTAAGGTATCCGCTGTTAATGATAAATTTGTATTTGTTTGATAATTATATGCTTTTTTACCGTTATAACTAAAAGGTCTGTTTGTGTTATAACCAGTAGCCCAACTTAAACTAGAATCACCACCATTTGGTGTTTTTATTGAATCACAAACTAACATAGATACATTGTTACCAAACATACTACTTTTAAGGTTACCATCGGTTAACAAACTATCCATTATATTTAATGGTTGTGTGTTATACTGATAAGTAGAATAAATAGTATATGTTCCAGCACTAGTTGGTAATTCAATTTTTAAAGATTTACCATCTATCAATTCACCATAAGTAGAATCGTTAATAGCAATTGCCACAATTTTATTAACCGCGAACCCGCTAAATGCTGTATTCGCGTATCCGTTATTTGTTGCCGTTGTTGATGTAAATGTGGTAAAGTTTGTATCGTTTATCGGTAACCCAAAAGAATAATATAAATTTGTTTTACTATCAGTAGTGTAATCTGTTCTATTGATAACAGAAAAACTTAAATTACTACCACTTATTGTTGTGTAACCAATTAATTCTGATTCTGTTAAAATATTTGTAGATTGTGTACCTACAGATTTAGTTAGTAATCCACTAGTATTAACTATAAGTGGATTTTTAATACCTGTAACTTTAGTTGTACTATTATTGTTAGTGTTATTAACACCTATATCACCAGCTATACTAGGTACTTCACCTGTTCCTAAGGATAGATTGGTGTAGTAGTTAGCATCTGAATCACCCAAACTAAAAGTTTTTATTAAACCATTATTTGTTGAAATCATTTTTTGTCTGCCTATCGGTGTTAATTTAGCAGTTAATGTAAGTGTTGTGGCTGTATTGTTATATCCCATTTTTTTATTATATTAAAAATCCATACTTAATTCTAGCATTATTGTGTTACCTCCAGATAAAGGAATAGGTGTTGATAATTTACCGATACAAACTAAATTATTACTAGAATCATAAATACCAACCTCAGTTATTTTTATTGTAGCTGGGTTAGTAGCTGGATTAGTACTTCTAGTTGGGTTTGTAGTAGAGTCAAACTGACCCGCATTTACCGTAATGTTAAAAATTGTTTTGTAAATTGTTGCACCAATGTACGTTGTTAAATTACCATAGAAAAATCTTTCATCACCAAATTGTAAATAAGTAGGGTTTGTATTTGCTGGTAAATTTAAAGATTGTATCGCATTATATGTTGTTGCGTTGTTATCTTTTAATTTATCTAAAATAAAACCAGTGATATTAGAGTTTTGATTTTCTAATAATTTAGGGTCTATCGTTTTGTTAGCAACAGATGTGATAGCTGTTGATGTAAAATCATATTGTTTCCAACTACCAGATGCTGGTCTTGTTGTTGATTCAGCAACTATTTGATACAATAGCTTAAATGTATCAGCATAAAAACCATACCCATCATAATCAACATTTTCTATCTTACGCATATAAGTTAATAAATCAGTCCCATTTATTCTAAACGCAACATCTTTTGCTGTCGATGTGTTGTTTGTGATTTTTATATATTTTTGACATGATAGTGAAGTAGTTAAACCACTATTGTAATTGTTTTCTAATGCGTATGAAATATACATAGTTTCACCAACTGCTAACACACCTGTAGAAGTACCACCAGATGGTGCTTGTAACACAGCTGATAATTCTGGTAATGTCCAGTTTCTATTTGATTTGTATGACATAGCTGAAACAATTTCATCATCAGTAAACACAACTGTTTTTAGTTGTGGGAATACTTTACCAACAACATTAGCCGTTAAACCAGTGTTTATTTTTGTTGGGTCCTCGATTAAATCAATATATTCAATATCAGTATTTGTTATGTATTTAGTACTACCAGACCCTATAAAATTCATACCCATACTAGTACCACTAGCAGTGGCACCTGTTGTTCTATGATACATTAAGTCAGGTAATGTAATGTTTAAATATTTACCTGATGTTAAATCAGTGTAAAAATATTCACCATATAAATTAGAAATTGTGTTATTTGTATAATGAACTATTGATATAGATTTGCTTACATCGTCTAAATAACTTAAACCAACACCATCACATGTTGCTGGACCTGTCGTGCTATCAGATTCACAATCAATTTCAAAATATGGTTGTTTTTGTCCTAAGAAATTATAAGAACCAAATTTAGTATAATCTTCATATAAATTTGTAGATGTTAAACCAGTGATACCAGCTATATTTTCACACCAAACATTATTCATATTCCAAACGGGAACATCTGAACATGTTACATTGTTAGCTGAATCAAAAGATAAAGTACCAGTATCCCAATAAGCTGTTGTATTACCAGTTGCTATCGTATTATAAACCTCACCACCTCTATAAACAATAACTTGATTAGTGGTTGTTTGTGAAGAAAAATTAGGTAAGTTTCTATCTAAAGTTAAAGTATTCGTACCTACTGATTGAACCTTATACCATAAATTAGGTAGTGGTTTTGTGTTCGCGTTAACTGTTATGTTACCAGCGCTAGTATTAGACGATTTTAACAAAATTAAATCACCAACGTTAATTGTACTTCCAGTTGGTATTGTTATGTTCAATACAGTACCACCAGTTAATACATTATTTGATACAGTGGTTGTGAATGGTGTATAAGTACTACCAGTTAAAGTTGTATATATACCACCAGAATTAGAGAAAAAACCTCTTTCTGTTGCAGCATTGTTTACTTGTGCTTTGATAACATTTAAAACGCTAGCATCTATAGTGTTTAAAGGACTAGACGCATTGCTAGGTTTAACAAAATATTTAAGATTAGGTTCTCTATCTACTGGTCTCATAACAACACTTGTTGCAGATAATGAAACATCTGTTGGGTTTGCGTCTACGTTAGCTTCCCTAACATAATTTAATTCAGAATCACCAACAGCCCAATATGTAAAATTTAATTTACCTTGTGCTAATTGTTCTCTACCTTTTTGTGTTAATTTAATGCTAACAAACGGGCTAGTACTTTGTATTATATAACTCATAATTTTGTTTTGTCTTTTATCTTTATTTTAATTATAAATATGCAATTGTAAAGAATATTAATATGAATTTATCGAATTCGTTGCAATTGTTATTGGTATTATATCACTATATGAATAACTATTGATAATGTTGCCACAAATAGTCTCATAATTTTTATCATTTTTAACTCTATAAAATAACCTATCACCATAAGTGTAACCAGAAACTGGGAAATCAACACTATAAAAAGGTGAACCAACGTAATAGTCAGTTATTGACGAATAAACAATATTTTTAAAATCAACATCTGTAGATAATTGTAATGTAAAATATCCGTTAACTTTATTTGGTGTTGGTGTGACTGACCATGAAGCTGATGGGCTTTCAGTTATTATATCACCAACAACACCATCTGGAAAATAAGATATAGTTATGATGTCATTTAAAACAACATCACCATTAAGTATTATTCTTCTAGGGTTTGATGTTGATTGGTAAAAATCAATCCCATTCGCCAACATAACACCATTAATCATAAGTAAAACTTTGCTAAAATCTATTGGTTTAGCCGATGTAAATAATTCGTATCTGTTGGTAGTTGTGTTGTAATATACTAAATAATTCCCTTGTCCATTTGTTGCTCCGCTAGGTATCACACTATTTATTTCAATAATGTCATTTTTTAACGTGTTTGGTGAAGATGAAGTATATATTATAGTCACAACATCTTCAGGGTCCAAAGGTGCATTTAAATAGACAATACTATTACCAGAATAAGTATAGTCAGCATTTGGTGCTAGAACTAAACCATTTAAAGTTAATATAAAAGGTGTGTCTATTTGAGCAGGAATCCCTATCATTGTGTTATTTTGTTCTGGTATTAATTCGTTACCATCTTCAAATTCCTCTTCATCAAAATTAATGTTTAATTGGTCAATGTCAGGATAAATTGTGTAATAATTTATTGGTAAGTAAGATTGTTGTAAAGAACTGTTGGCCACACTATTACTAGCATTATAACTGAATTGTGGTGTAGCAGCAGCTTCAATAACAGCAAAATAATAATCAAAATTTTTATTATAGATACCGTATTCTGAACCACCAACATATTTAGATGTGTCTATTGTATAACCTAATTTACCCATGTAATCAGTACATGCTGAAAAACTATAGAACCCTTTTATCATATATTCAGCATCTAGTGTTAATCCAGATGATGGAATTAATTGTGTTGTCGCACTAGCGGTTAATGAAGAATAATATATATTGTTTGACGAATAACTAGGTATTGCAGTAAAACTATTATTATTTTCTTCAAATTTATATAATTTATAATTAAAAATTGCGTTGTTAATTGTAAAGCTTTCAGTATTTGAGGTAAAAGTAATTTTTAATGGTATATTTTGAGTTTCACCTGAAATTATATGAGAGTATCCACTAACAGATGTTGCACTTAATACAGTACAATCTAAGGTTGTTGCACCACTAATATAATATGATGGTGCATTGAAAACACAGATATCTGAACTCATATTAAATATGGTTATATCTTTGTTTCTCAAAGCACTTACATTTGTTTGTGGGTATATTCTTTCTTGATATCTCATTTTAATTAATAATTGATGTCTATGTTTTGTTCTGTTATACCAATTGGTGGTGTGTAACCAAACGTAAATGGTTTAGCTAATCTATTAGTGATTGGTGTTTGTGATAAATTTTGTAAAAAAGCGGTAAAAGCGTATATGTTTATATAATCTTCTCTTTGTATATCAGCTTCAATACTTTTTGCATAAGTTATCTCACCCTTTATTTCGGTTATAAAATTACCTTGTATGTTTTGTATTAATTGTATCATACTAATAAATATTATGGTATTGGAATATATCCTATGTTATTTTTACCAAACATTACATCCACTTTAACACCAACTTCTTCTCTAATTTTATCTCTAATGTCGGTGTGTATATCATTAAATACAATAACGTCATAATCAGATTCTTCATCCCAATAACCATGATTATAACTACCAAAAACAAAAACTTCAGTAGTTAAATATTTTTTTAAACTTTCTTTTATTTTTTTAAAAATTTCTTGTTTATCAATAGGTAATTCAGAAAAACTATTAAGTTTACCTCTATTTAATCTTTCTCTACCTTTAATTATAGTTTTATTCATATACGATATTTTTTAAACAGTCATAACCTATATTGTCGGAAGTGCTACAATAATAATATTTATTACCTTTTATAAGAAAAAGACCTATATCTGTATAATTACATATTGTACTAACATCACTATCACTCTGAATTACAATTGAAAAAGCATCATTTTTAGGATAACTTATATAAAAACCATTCATACTACACTCATTACCCACACCTTGTTTTTCTTTTAAGGAAATTATTGCTTTATATTCAGTTAAACCTAAATTAGTGAAGGTGTCATTTAAGAAATCAACAAAATTAGTGTATGTCCAACCAGTTATACCACCACTAGTACAACCAGATATGATGTTATTTTCAGCTCTGACAAAATTAACATTATTAGGTGTCATTGTTGTTGAACTTAAAGGTGTTGTTACGAAGGATGTACCATTTACTGTTAAAGCACTGATTGAAAACGTAACTGCTGTTGTACCAATAGGGTAACACACTAAAGCTTCCATTATAAATTCTGGTCTATCAACCATGTTATACCACCTAATGTTTTTATCACAGGTATTACAAAAAGTATCGTTATTAATATAATTATTACTACCATCTCTTATATCAACATTACCAACAAACTCAGAACCCCAATTCATTTGTGATATACAAATACTATTAAACGTTTGTTTATTTGACGTGTAAGATGTAACACCTGACGTTGTTTGTACATTTTGAACTATTATTTCAATATCTTTACATTGACCGTCAGAACCATTTATCGGACTTGGTAATGTTGTGAAGTTTAAAGGACTGTTACATAACAATGTTGTATAACTTCTATACTTAAATTTTTGTTGGTCAAATAGGGTGTTTGTGTAAACTTTAACATTACCCCAAATAGTTGTTGACGGAACAACTTGTTCAATCAAATCATCCCAATACGTTTTTACAAGACTAGTAAATTGGTCCATCTTATAGTAATCAAATTCATTACTGTTTGTTAAACCATATTCTGTAGCATCCATATACCTATCATATACTGCTCTAAGTGATGGGTAGCTAGAAAGTGTTTTTCTATTTTTAACATCAATCAATTCTGATGTCATTAAATCATCAAATGATTCTAACGTTTTAATTTCAGATATATTTGTTGACATAAAACCAGAGAAATCAATTCTTTTATCACCACATGTATTATTACAAAAATTACACGTACCATCTGAATTCCAAAAAGCTTCATATAACGGATGGTCTGAATTAGTTCGAACTATAAAATCATTTATAACTTCTATATAAGAAGTTAAAGCACCTAAACTAGAACCATTAAATACAAAATTAACTAAAATATCACTTAAACAATCTTCAGAATAAAACACACCACCATCATCACTAACACGCAATTTAAATAAATCTATTTTTAAACTTATTGGGTCTAAGGTAGATTGTGTTATATTAAAAATAGTGTTTTGTGTGTTTGTATTTGCGCTTATATAATAAAAACCTAATTCCCCATCCTGACATGTAACCCAAAGACTTCCATTACCATTATCTAATAAAATTTTTAAAGTATTACCACATACTTGGTTTTCTATCTCTGGATAACATATATCTATTTTTGGATAAGGCGCCGCCGCAACACAACTATATAAATAGTTTGTAGCATCCCCTATAATTACCGACACATCTGTTAATGTTTGTGCAGTTGGTAAATTGATTGGGTTACCATAAATATCTGTTGGTGTTAAACCCGTGCTTGAACTACATGTTTGACCTGTTAATAAATTAGGGTTATCAACCAAATAACACCAAACATCGTTTTCAATAGCTGACGCCATATTCATGGTTAAATCTATTTCTTTAGTGTTTAATATTAACCTTTCTTCATCAACAGTGTATTCTGTTTGACGAATTTGATTAGCATCGTTATAATTTCCAATGTGGAAATCTCTTTCGGTATATGAGTCAGCTTGAAGCCAAGATTTTTTATTATCGATAACTCTAGTTAAATTAAAACCTGGTGATTGGCTAATAAATATATTTGTTCTATTAGCGTCTTCACAAACTTTTGTCATATTAATTTGGTCAACTAAAAGACATAAATTACCACATGAACTGTTGATAATCACATTTAATTTTATTTGATTATTTGTGATACCAGTTATTATAGCTTGGTCATCAATTGTTGTTTCATATGTTAACCAATTTGAATTAAACGCATTTGGTGATAATGATTGATTGAAATCAGATGTTGAGACTAACCCTGAGTTATTGTATAATTCACTATATAATGTTTCTTTAACTATTTGACAAATAGATACGTTTATATTGTCTGATTCTGGGTCAACAGTTAAAACACCATTTGTAAATTCTGGATAAATTAAACCAGTACACCCAGATGCCCATGTTTCTGTTTCTGACGCTTCACCACATACAAGAAACCCACTGTTATCTGTATTCTCACTTAAATAATTATATAAGTTACCTATTTGATTAAAAAGAGTTTGTGAATAAAATTGAGTTGTTGTACCGTTATCATTTACTAAGTCTAAGGTTACTGTTGCGCTTAAATTTTCAAATTGACCTAATAACGTTGAGCAAACGTTTGTGTCTTTTATATCTGTTATATTTTTAATTTTAACATCAACATTGTCTTGTTTTGTTTTGTTTTCTATTTTAAGTTTAGATAATTCTTCAATTCTATTTAACGTTCTAGTTTTTTCACCAAAAGGTGTGTTACACTCAAACAATAATTCTGGTTGGTTATTTAACAACGCAGTTTTGTTTAACTCATATATAGACACCACATCTAAACATGTGTAACTATCAGCAATACCGTTTATAAAACCTGAATAATTATCTTCACCGATTACTTGTCTCCAACTATCTAAACCAATTTCAGTTAAACAAAAATTAACAGTTTTTGTTTTGTATACTGGACCTACTTTAGTATTTGTTAACGATAAATCGGTTGTATTTGTTAATGAACCAAATCCAGTGTTAGTAAACGGTAAAGTTTGTGAAGCACTTATTTTTGTTTCTGGTGTTGATTGTAGGACTTCATCGTTTGTTGGGAATTCATTACATACAATAGAATAATTTAATTTAGCGTTTTGTTGTACTAAATTATCTAATTCGTTATTTATATCAAAAGAATTTGATTCTAATTCAAATTTTGATTGTCTTAAAATTAATAACTCATCATTTGACGCTACATTAAAAGATGGGTTGGCGGCTGGACCGCTTATAATATCTTTTAACACTTCACAATTTATTTTAAATAAATAATTAAATTTTACCTTTAAAGAACATGTATCGTTTTCAGTTAATGTAAAAAAAGCGCCATCATTACCAACTGGGTTTAACACTATTTTAATTGGTGTATTTTCAGTTGAGCATGCATTTTTAGGTTCTTCTGACCATCTACATTTTTGTTCATCTAAATCAAAGTATATGTTCTGTGGGTTAACGTTGCTAGGTGTGTTTGGGTTATTAGTAGCTGATTTTGCTAATATTAAACAACATCTTTGTGTTATTTCGTAATTAGTAAACGTTCCATCACCATTAGCTGTTTCAGCATATATTGTACCATCTGGTACATACACTATATTCCCACCACCATAGTTTAATATGTTATTCCAAATCTTAGTACATTTACTATCTACGTCAATAATATCTTGTTTTGTTAAAGGCATTTTTTTCTTTTTATTATAAATATATTTAATTTAATTATTAACATGGAACTGAGGATACAAGTGTTATATAACCATCGTTATCAACTTTGCAAGGTCTTTTCCAATAATTTTGGTCTTGATAATCTAAAACTACCCATTTATCGTTACCTCTAAACACCTCATTTACAGAAATTTTTACCCTGTCACCTATTGTGAATCGTCCAATATTTTGTGGATATAATATACAATCAAAATAATTATTAGTGTTATTACAAACTACACCTAATTGTGTAGGGGTAGGTACTCCTGTTGCCACACCAAGTTCACTATCAGAAGCTGAAAAATCACCTCTTTTTATACTTACATAGTCTTTTTCTTTTCTATTATCAATTGTTAATATATTTGAAGATACTGTACACTCAGTAAACGGTTCGTTACAGTCGCTACTTATTTCATATGTCACATTTAATCTAAAATAAATTAACAAATTATCATAAAAAAGTCTAGAGTCAAGTGGTATGGTATACGCTAATAAATTACCGATTGTTGAATTAAGAATGGTAAAATCACTAAAATCAACACCATTAAAAGAATATTGTAATCTAAGTGTCCCTTCACCACATGGTCTTTGTTGTAATGTCCATGTATATCTATAACCACCATAGTCTCGCCAAGACACCTCAGTTAGTGTTGGGGCTATACATGTTACTGGTTCTGATTCTACATCTGGGAAAACATATCCACACCCTGCGTCTTTTTTAATTTTGTCTTGATAAGCTGTATATAATACATTAATATTCGCTAAACCATATTGTGTTAATTTACAACCAAAACCAACTAAACCAGTGTATGGGTCTATAATATTATTTACAGGTGTTGCCCATAGTTGACCGTAACCTGCTGAATTAACAGATGGGCAAAGACTAGAGTCGGCACCAACAACAACATTATTTCCAAAACCGTTAAGTGTTATAAATTTTAAATAATTTTCACCATTTATCTGTATTGGCGATTGTGAAATAACCCAATCTTTAGCAACATTACATGCACAATCGATACCTTTTTTACAACACACATAACCTGAAGAAATACTATCTTCAACACTATCATAAACATCATTATACATAGAGTAACCTTCGATTGGTGGTGCTGAACAACAATCCCTATCTATAAATTCTGTTTGATAGATAGAATTTGTATTATTACCTTGATTGTCTTCATAATATTGTACAAATACATATAACCCTGTTTTTGGGTCTTCAGTATATCTAGCATAACATTCATCTTCAACTATTGGTGTTTTTTCTGTTTTTAAACAAATACTTAAAGATTCATCTTTTATAGATTCACATGGACAACCACATTCGGTTATTATATCTTCTGGTTTTGGGTCTTTAATTATTTCTGTTGTGTATGTTATACAATCAGCTAAATTAGAACCATTTAAATTTTGAACATCTACATATATAGCCCCATCATAATCAGTAATCTCACCTGTGTTATAATTTGTAAATAAATCTTGAGATGTTGTAGTAACTGTATTTGATGTTATAGTTACTGGTGTAAAATCTGGGATAAGCGTTCTTAATTGATTGAAGTATTTATAACCTCTATCATAAGGACCTATATGTGGGTTATTACCAGCTGTTATATCTAAAACAGAATTAACACCACTGGTTTCTCTATACCATAAACCATTACCTTGAAAATACATGTCATTGGTATCAGCGAAAAATCTAGGATAACCTTCACTATCAACTGGGTAATTTGTAATATCAGTATCTAAACCATTTAATTCCAAAATTGTTAAGAACAATTCCATATCTATTGGTTTATCTGCTTTATATACATGTTCATTGAATGTAATCAAACCATTTGGGGTTCCTATAAATCTAAGTAAAAACTCAATAGTTTTTCTAGTACCTTTTGATTTCCAAATCCATGGTGTGTTTAGTATTATTCTTCTCCATAATTCAATATCAGCTTCTACTGGTGTTAAACCTACCGATTGGCCACTAAAAGATGATTCGCTAGACTTTATATAGTCTGTTAATAAATCGTTGCTTATAACCGATTCTATTAACTCCCAACCCATAACCCTAGCTATGTTTTTTAAATAAACATCTGGTGTGTTATCTAATTTATTATATGTAACGGTATTTGCAAATGAAATACCTTCAATGTATCTATTTAAATCATCATAAGAAACACCATAAATGTTAAGTAATTTATTAACTTTACCACCAGAAGTATCTTGGTCTTCGTCAGATAAATAATATGGCATCGTATCAAAACCAGTAATAGATTCACTAACTAAAAATCTAGTCATTAAATTACTGTTGATTAAATCACTGTCATTGGCTAAATTAAATAATGAAGTAGCATACGTTTCGTAATAATCGGTTGAATAATCTAAGTTATAACCATCCGTTGTAGGCCATGTTACAGAAGTTTCTGTGTATAACAAAACACCAAAATCCGTTCTTAACGGATATTTAAATGTTGCAGTGTATATAGGTAATGTTTGTCTATTTAATAAATAATATTCAAATTCATCTAACGTGTTAAAAAAGTTATCACAAATTATACTTTTTGGTTTAATGTGAAAACTAAACGTACTACTAGTTGCAGTAAATGGATTGTTTTTAATTTCAAAATATATGTAGTCATTTACAGTACTAGTTGTACCAGTAAAACCAATTACATCATATTCTACTGTATTATATAATAATGCATATGAATCATAGTTTGTTACCAAATTTCTTAACGTGTTTGATTCGTTAAAAGTACCGCTAATATCACCGTTTGTTAAATAATTTATATTGTATGGGTTAACGATAAAATTAGTAGGTATTCTAAATGACGCTACGTTTGTTATTTCATTGTAAGAATAATTTTCATAAGTATTACCAGTTATTTCAAAACCAGTGTCTAAGGTTTTAATTGGTGACGTATAAATAGATGCTGGCCAGTTAATTATTATATTTTCCAAGCCAACACGCATAAATTCAGTTAATGAACCAAATGTCGCGTAGTATGATAATTTTGATTTATCAACATTTAAAAAAACTGTCGCGTTATTATTTAATAATGTTTCACTTTGGCTAACTGTCAAGTTTAACCCATCTAATGTTACAAAATCAGAAAATTGTTTTGTTATAAAATTCTTATCTGTCTTAGGGTCTACATTAGTTGTAATATTGAAATTACCCATTGTAAATAATGGGGTACCACCATCGCTAGTAAGTTGTAAACCTACAAGGTCTGGATTGTAATTTCTATATTCTATGTTACCGTTGTATATTGTTTTTTTAACATACCCAGCAACTTTTATGTTTTCGTTAGCCATTTTTTATATTAAACTTGTGATATATTATTAAAATTTTTAGAAAAATCAATATTGTTTCTTTGTTCTCTAACCTCAAATAATGGTTTCCCAGTAAATTGGTCTTTAACTTCGTATAAATTGTATTGTTTATAAATTTGATTAGTGAAGTTGTATATAGTATAAATACCATCTTCAAGAGATTTCGATTGATTTCCAAATAATGCAAATGCAAGTGTTTCAATATCGTGCTCAACCATTTCAACTTCAATCATAATTGGATTGAAGTACGTATTTGTTATAATAACGTTTTGGTTTGGTTGACCTATAAACGGTAATACGTTAGGTTTAACATTTGAAGCAGATGCTGGTGAAACAGTACAAAAAGTTAATGTTGAATTATCGTTAAATCGATATCTAATAGCTTTTTGAACCGTATCAGTTAAATTTTGGTTTACAGGTTCTGAACGATTATTAGATGTGATTACTCTAAAAAAATTATTAAGTTTTATGTTGTCCCCAGTAGGATTTGGATTGTTATATTCTATTCTATAGCCGACCAATCCATTATTCTCAAATTTAGGTAAAAATCTAGCCTCAACTGTTGATAAATCAAACACTAACCCTTTAATGTCTGGGTAAGCAGATAATACACCTACATCTACAATAGTTGTTCTTATTTCCACTGGTTTAATCATAATAGTATAGTAACCTTTAACACCAAAAGTATTTACTGGTAATTTAAGTGTATATAACCCACCAAATATTTCAAAACCAGTGTTTGTGTTATTTGTGTTTAAATCAGGGTTTCTGTAATTAGGATTGTTTATTGGTATTAAAACCTCATTTGGGTTTAACTCCCTTAATTCCGTACCTTGTGATTCTCTAGTTGGAGAAAAACTATAAAATATTTGCACGTCTTCTGGTAAAACGTCTGCTGGTCTTACTATTCCGTATGTTCCTGTTGCCATTTTTTTGTTTTTATTTTTATTTTATATCGTATCAATTCTATAATAACCGTTTCCGTATTGTTGTAATTGACCTAAATTCTTTATTTCAGATAACCTCAAATGATAATCTAATACTGGTGTGACACCTCTATCAATAAATACATCGTTTTCAACTTCTGGACGAGAAATTATTCCTAATAAAAACTCTTCTTTAGTTAACGCTGCTAATGATGTATTTGTTTGGTTCCAACCTTGTGTTATAAATCTAAAAGATGATGTTGGAAAGTCAATACCCTCACTGTTTAATATTGTTGTTGTTGCCGCAGAAAAATCTTTATATTGAATACCATAAATTTGATTGTCCGTACCTATGTTTAAATCATTAACTGCGTCAAAGACATATATTTTAGGTTCACCAACGCTAGTGACTCTATTAACACCATTTATTGAATTACCTAAGTAATTAGAATATGTTTCTTTTTTGATATCAAAACCAACTATGTATGGTTGATTTTGTTTATAGGAACGAACATCATCTATTTTTGAATCTGTAGAACCAGTTAATGGGTTGTTACCATATAAATAATATTGTGGTAATGTTTTTTGTGGTAATTTTAATGTAACTTTATCGGTTGGTGATAGTAAACTATCAAAATTTATTGGAACAACGCCATTCATAAACGGGAACGATATACCTTCTTCATTTAATTTATCAACCAACAAATCATAATTAACAGTACTACCATCCTTAGATATAAAAGCTAAATCAGTAAACATTCCCATATCATCTATAGTTTGATTTAGTTGAATGTTTAAATAAAAAGTAGTAGCTGTGACAGTACCCCATGTTTTACTACCATAGTTTCTATCAATCCCTTCTTCTAATAATATTTTTCTTTTTATTACTTCCATTACAATGCAGCTACTTGGTATAATTTAACAGTAACACTATTACCGTCTATTGTTATATTGTTTGTTATGTTTGGTGTTGTCGTATTACCTTGATATGTTTCATCAAATTTATAATAATAACCAGTTGTTGTTCTAGTTATTATTATTCTAGTATATAATTCATGCACTAAGTTGCTAACTGTTTGTGGCGCGTTTTTAACCATTAAATTAACTGACTTACCTGTCTTGGCATTATTAAAATTAGCTTTTATATATAAATATTTACTTTCACCAATATTTAAAGAATCTTTATAATAATAAATGTGGAAACCTTCTGAAAACCCTCTTTTATTAATAATAGGGTTTTCGACTGTAAAATTAATCGGTATTTGATTTATTGGTTTAGGTAAACCAGCTATTGTAGTCGTAGAGCCACTTTCCAAATCAACTGTTCTAAGTCTACTATACAATGTAGTATAACCCACTAAATTTTGTGTCATAGGGTCATCAGTATCATAAATAGCTAACCTTAAAAAACTGTTGCTAAAAGCATTCTTTCTAAATTTAACATCATCATATTGAAAACCAACACCACCATAAAAACTAGTGTATATATTGTTTGAATCTAATAAACTTAAATCATAAGTTATTTCTGAAACTAATTCATCGTTTTGTGTTAGTGGCATGTATCTAACTCTATCATAATCCAATATTTTGTTAATAGAATTTTCTACTTCTGTTGCAACAAACACCCTGTCAATCAATTCTGAATTATCAACAATTTGAAATTGAGTCCCAATTGGGATTGTTATGTATTGTTCAGTACTACCCGTATTGAAATTATTTATATTTAATTTGTATTTATTAGCAAACATCGTCTGAACTTTTTACTGTGAATCTATCTGTTATTCTATCACCTGGCGCGTCTGAAGGGAATTTTGTATATAATAACCCCCATTGCGCGTAAGGGTCTTGTCTTTTTAAATTAAAACAATAATTTTGATATCTATAATGTGAACCATTTAAGAATGGGTAATCTAAACTATTATCATCACCATCATTAAAACCTATTGAAAGTAAATCTCTCCAAACATATTTACCATCATTTCTAAGTGTTGCGTATGTTGGAATACCATCTACTAAACTATCAGCTTCTTCTATGTAATTAGAAAAATTTCTTATTTTAATAGAATGGTGAGGTTTGTAAAAATACCCTTCTTGTCTAGGACCTAAATTTAAAGACCTAGTTTGAGCTAATTGAGTTGAACTAGTTGTTGTTGAAAAATATTCTTGAATATTATTAGTTTGTTCTCTATTGATAGTATTAAACCTATGTTGTACGTCAGCTAAAACAGTTTCTAATAATGTTGTGTTGTTATATTCAACGATATCACCATAAAAACTATCTGGTAACCCATTTAATGTTTCTAATTGTTTATGTGAAATATAAGGTAAACTACCGCCATTATGTATTTTTTGTATTACTGGAATGTCTCTCAAATATGTTAAAACATCACTATTATTCAAATTAGAAATGAAAGGCGCTTCTATACCAGATTTAACACTAGTAAATAAATTATTACTACTAGTTTTGAATATTGTTAAAAAAAATTCAGATAATGGTCTTCCTAAATTATCTTTTAATCCAGAAACATCTATTTCTTCATTAAAAACAAATTGGATAATAGGGTCATTGAAAAAATTCTCACTAAAACCAGCTTGGTAAGTCTCATAATCATCCGTTTCTATTATATTTGAATTTCTAGTTTTTATTTTAGAAAATTTTCTAAAATAATAATTAACCTTAACATTATCAACTATTTTAGTGATTCTAGTGTTGTTACTGATAGTACCGTTTGCTGGTAAGTCTATTACAAAATAATAATCTTTTAAATCACCATTTTCAAGTCCTACACTATAAACAACATGTTCACCATTATATCCATTAGTGTTAGTAATTTCAACTACATCACCAGAAGATAAATTGTGTTTACATGTAACCGCAAAACAAACCATTTGTCTTTCAGAAATTATTATTGGTTTAGAATCAACAACCAATAAACCATTTCTTACCATGGTATGTCCTGTGTCTGATGAAGATGGGTATGTTATTGTTAACTCCCAGTTCTTAACACTATCTGAGCTATTTGTACTCTTATATGGGTTATAATCTAATAAAAATGAAAACCTTTCTCTTTTTGGTTCCATATCAAAAAAACCACACAATGATTTTTTAGAAACATCTGGGTCATAATAACCAAACCAACCATCTTTTTCTTTTAAATAATAGTCAATAGATTTAGAATAAGTTAAGTCTTCCTCATCATTTAAATCTAAATCTTGAGGATATGACCTACTTAAAAATGGCAACGTGTTAAACGCAGCATATGTAAATGAATTGTTTATACTAGTATCAGTTAGATTAAACAAACAATTACTAACCGTAGAGTTAATGGTACCTAAAACCTTATAAAAACTACAAGATTGTCTTTCTTTATTAAATTGTTCAGCAACATTTAAAATATGGTTTATTTGATTCGTTGGTAATAACCTTTCTTTACCTTCAATGTTTATATTGAGGTATGTATCGGTATTTACCGATTGTTTTGATGTTTGATTACCTAATCTTTGTTTTGTTCTTTCTGTACTCATGTTATATTATTGTGTATATGTAAAATTAAATGGACAACCAACATTATCTAATCCACTAACACTAGTAGCGTTTGGTTGACATGACACTACGTATGGTGTGTTTGGTAAGAAACCATTAGTTACCGTATATGGTGCGATACCTCCAGATAAACTATATCTTCTAATACATTGACCACTTACAGTACTTTGACTCCAGCTATCTGAAAAACTACTAGTTGGTAGTGGGATATTGTTTATTGGTAACCAAGATGATTGACAACCAACATTATCAGTTACTCTAAATTTAATACTACATCTATTACTTGGTAAATTTGATGAATTTCTTGGTACAGCAAGTCTAATAGGTTGTTGATTTTGTGTTATAGATGTTTGGTAAATTGTTTGTGTTCCGAACACACCAGTTTGTCCAGCTATTTGATATTCCAACCTATATGGTGCTCTATATGTTGCAAACACATTTAAATGACTTATATTAAATTTGAATGTAACAAAATTAATCTCACATTGTCTAGTATTATCCACATTATTAACATCAACAGATAATACGTTTGGTGGTAATTTCATTTGTGAAACATCAAAATCAGTACCATCTTCATTATAATCACTACCACATGTTCCTTGTGCGTTAGATAACCTAATTATTACAGAAGCTAACATTTGTGTTCTAGGTATTGTCACTTTAACTCTAAAAGGCCCAGCGGATGTAGGGTTATTTAAATATGTATACGGTTGTGGTGTACCCCAAATTGGGTTACCGTCACTATCTTCATTACTATCAAAATTAAATTGTAAATAACAACGAGTAACACCATTTACTTGTGTATAATTTTGATTTAGATTATTTTGACCACCGTTAATTACATCTAAATAGATTGTGTAATTATTAGGGTCACACTGTTGTGGTAATAAAACTAAATCTGGTTCAAGTTTCATTTCTGGCTCAGTTGGTAAAAGCGTTGTTGTAACTGTTACTACTTGAGCTGGTGATGAACTATCTGTAACCGTTGTTGTGTACACACCTTGCCCTAACGAAGATGAATTATTCCCAACGAAAGAACTATCGCTAGAAGACGTTACAATATTATATGGTAATCTACCACCAGAAGTGGTTATTTTTATTTCACCATTTTTAGCATCATAACATGTAGGTTTTATATTACTAGTAATCACATTTAAACCACTAACCCCTTCTAATATTAAATTGTATATTATATATTGTTGTTGTGGTGAACTTGTATCTCTAATAATAATATAATAACCAGTATTACCACTATGTGTTGAACTAGTATTTGGTGACGTATCCATAGGTAAACCACAAAAACTTATAGGTGTTTGGGTAACTGAAGTCGGGTTTGATGAAGCACCGTTTGCTTGACATGTTCCTATTGATACTAATGAATTACTAGAATTGTATAACGAAGCAGTATAAGTACCATTACCACCACCAACAGATGTTATTGTTATTTGTCCATTATACGGTGATGAAATTGCTGTGTTTGTATTACTAACAATCGCCGACGCATATAAAGGAGTTGGTCCTGAAATTTCAAATGATTGTGAAATAGAAACACCAGAAGAGTCTGTAACGTTAATGATATAAGAACCTTGTGCTAAACCATTTAACGATTGTGTTAGATTTGGTTCTGTTAATGTTCCACTAGAATTATACCCATTAGGACCACTTACAATATAAGTAAACGGACCAACACCAGATACTATTGTAAAAGTAGTACTACCATCATTAACATTGTTAGCGCTAATAGCATCAGTATTATCGATACGAATAAAAAATTCAACGGTTAATGTTGGAAAACATTTAGTAAAAAATTTGCTATTCATTTTATCTAAACCAGTTGCACCTGGAGTTGAACCAAAATAGAAATAATAAGAATGTTTAGGTTGAGAAAACGAACTATTATCCAAATAACCCCTAAAATTAACATAATCACTACCATTGTCGCCACTTAATGCGAAATTGTAGTCTCCCACATTATTTGTATTAAAATTAGTTGTTGGTGGTGGGTTTAAATTTACGTTTATATTATTTGTCACATTATTTAATAAAAAGAAAACATCTCTAAAATATTTACCATATTCTGAATTTATTTCATTTGCACCTACAATATGGTCTGGTTCTAATAACGTACCATTATCCGTTTCATCTAATTCATTTAAGTCTACACCAAATTCACATGAATGTCTTATATTTAAACATTGTGTTTTATCAGACGATATTTCAATACAATTAATATCAAAAAACAACCCACCATAATTCTTACCTATATCAAGCATACCACTAACATCTAAAACATTAGCTTGTTCTTCAGAATATTCGTCAATAATTGGTGGTTTAATATATGTTGTTGGTATTAAATATTCTTGTAGTTTTGGTACCCCTTGCCAATCACAATTAAATACTGACCCCAAATTAATTATTTCAGTTGCAAATAATTTAAACGTAGCTGTTTTATTAGATGGTGCGTAAAATAATTCGTTATTGTATTTTTTAACAACACCTTCTCTAAAACCTATAACTTTACCATTTTTTAAATCATTGTAACACGTGTCTATTAAAACAGAACTTTTACAATTAGCTCCAGAACAATCATAATTACAATATTTTTCTTTCCTACCTCTTTTTTTAAACTTAATTAAAAAATAATACAAAGAACCATTTAACCAATCATTGTAGAAATCAAATTGAAGTAAATTTAATTTTTCAGCCATCACAAAAGAAACACACTTAGATAACATATTAATTTCAGTGTTAATATTAAAACCTGTTTCTTTTTTTTCTAACTCTTTATACCCTTTACCAAAAGATAATGGACCGTCTTTGATGCAACCTGGTGCAAAAATACCAGGTTCACCTTCACTTTCACCAAATGGGCACCTAGAGTATAAACATGGTACGTAATTAATCTTATCATACCATTCACAGAAAATTTTAAAAACTCTAATACCTATTTTTTTTAATTTTCTATGAACACCACACAAAAGTCTTAATATAATATCTTTAACTATGTAGATTATCGTATTTATAATTGGTATAATTGCGGAATTTATAATAAACATAATAAATTCAATTATACTCATTATTAAACATATTATGTTAAATAATGGGTTAATAACAGTGTTTACTCTATTGAAAGGGATTGGTAATTTATCACCAACACAATCGTCAACATCTTTTAAACCAATAAAATTTCTATTTTTAACTCTACCGTTTTTTTGATATCTAGATATGAAGTTAGAAACTGAATAAATTTTATTCCAATACAAATCTCTAAAACTACTGTCTTTGGTTAATTCACCAAATTCATAATCAATCTCATCTGGTTTACCAGCTGTTGGGTTGTGTGGGATTAGATAATTAGCTTTTGTTCTAAGTCTACCTAAACCACCACTTTCATCCATAGCAATTTTAAACCTAACATTAGCTCTAGTAGGTATACCTTTATTTGGGTCTTCTGACAACACTAAATCACCAAATTCGTTTGTATAATAATAATCTAAGTTCATAGGTATTTGATAGGCCCATGAACCATTTTCATCCATTAAACGACCACCCTCGATATCTAATTTTTCTATTTTACCATCTAGGGTTTTTCGTATCATTTCAATAGTTCCTTCACTAGTGTTTTGTTCACAAATTTTACCCATGCTTTTTCTAGGTCTACAATTTTTGTTAACACTATTTTTATCGCTATCACCAAAGGCACCACCCATAAAGATAGCTGAAGGTGTTATAGTATAATTTAAGTCTAAATCTATTCTACTTATACCGATTTCACAATTTTCAACAGAACCCCAAAATGGTTGAACATTAACACCAGCATTTACTGTTTTTACTTGTACTAGTTTATCTAAATTAGTACCACCTTTAAATTTTGTTGGACTATCAAACATTTGGATAGGTGCTCCTTGACTAATGCTGTCGTAAGGTCTTTGTGAGGCTATACCTATATCAGAAATATCCGCGTCAACATGAACAGTATAATTACCAACTGGTACACCAAATATCATATAATCACCAGCATAGTTTGTCGATGTGGTAAATTTATAATATTTACAATAAACATGACCCATTTCTGGGTCGTCTAAAACTTCTCTTTTGTTTGGAAAAGTACCAACTGGTGTGAAACAATCATTGTCAGTTTCACTATTTTTTGGTAGAAGGTTATATCTCTTACCATCTATATCTTTATCGGTAACTAGCTCATAAGGATACAATCCTTTTAGTATTGGGTCATTTTTATCTATATCGTCTATAGGTATAAAAATACTAACCCTAGCATTAGGGATACCAAACCCATTATTTATAAACACTCTACCAACAACAACACCATAATCAGCACAAAAATTTCTATAAACTTCTTCTTGTGTGATTTTAAGTGATAAAACTTCAATAAAATCAAATTCTTGGTCTAATTTTACTTTGACAAATTTATCCTTATTGTCTGTTGTTGTTCTTATTCTTATACTGTTATTTGACATTTTATTTGCTTGTTATTGGTGTTATTTCTTCTACGTCTAACATCTCATAGTTTTCTTCTGTAAATTCATCATAATCATCATCATCATCATCCTCTTTTTCATAATCTTCGTTAAATGGTTTTATTTTTGAAGTCATGATATTGGCTATTTTTTTCATATCAATTTCTTTGTTCAACATTAACAATTCAAACATAAACCATATTACACCCATCATTATTATTGGTAAAAATAATAACCCTAAACTGAAGGCAAGTATTCTAAGAACAATATTTGTATTATTTTTAGTTAATGTTTTATTTAAAGATTTTTGATTTGTTGGATAATTTTTTGTTTTGCAATTACAGCTCATTTTTCATTTATTTTATTTAATATTATGGTTAAATATATTGATTTTTTTAATATAAGGAAACACTTATTTAACCCTAACCATAATATCAGTAGTTGGTTGGCGTATTTCAAACATTGAAGTTGGTTCTCCGAATAATGTATATTCACCACTGATATCTATTTGTCTAGTTTCAGTGTCTAAATATGGTTGTGAAATTTCATTTAAACTATATTTACCCTCACCTACTTTGTTATAAACCCTTACGTCAATTACGTTTAAAACACCACCAACATTATTAATTGTTTCAATCATAGGGGATAAATAAACATTATCACCCATATCATATTTATTGACATCTAAATAAGTGGTTACATTGTTAATAACTTCAGAAATAATCTGTGCTTGAGGTTGTTTTTTATCGATATATAAATCTATTTCAAAACTTAAGTTTATGATTTTTCCATCAGTTATTTGAACGTAATCATTCATCATTCTAAAATCTGATAAATATGTTGCCATATTATCTCTTAGCGCGCTAGTTGAATTGTTATTCAATTTATTAAACTGGTCTAAACCTATTGTGTAAATTTTAATTTTGTTTTGTTCTTCCATTACACCCATTCTGAATGGTACTCCAAATTGACTCGGCATTTTAGAAATAATAGCTTGGTAATCCTTAATGGTAACCGCTCTATTCTGTGATGCAAAGTTATATTTTGTCATGTATCTAATTTCATCAACGCTAGGTGCATTTCTACCACCAAGTGCTGGGAATGAATTGTTTACGGTTAAAGAGTTTTTAACAGCTAAATTTGTGTTTTTATTAGCACCATTTATTGTAAAGTTTAATAAACCAACGCTCTTTAAAACATTAGGCCCAACATTTGTATCTGAACCACCACCAACTCTATATTTAATAAACATTGTTGTGTTTGCTGTTGGTGTTTGACCTAAAGAGAAATTATTTATAAAATCACCTATTTGATTAACTAAAGGAATGTTTGAATCAAAATCACATAAACTACTAGTATCTTTAGTACCAGAACCAAATATTATCTTTGTAAAACCTAAATCGGTATATTCAGTAATAAATTTTTTATCAACTGTAATCCATTTACCTGGTTTTACACCTGAATTATCAGTTATTTTATTATAATCCTCAACAAAAACTTTATTTTCAGCTAACGCATCAACTTCATACCATCTAAGACTTTGGTTTGAAAACTGACTTAATGATGGTATTGTGTTTATATTGGTACCATCTAAGGTAATAATCGAATCAATTGATAAAACATTATCTTCTGGTAAAATCACTTCTAAAAATGGTCTTACATCTGAAATATTGATTACTTTTTTAAAGATTCTAGTAAAACCATTTGTAACTATTTCTCTTTTAGTTAAAGTATAATTTATAAGAGTTCCATTTGAATTAAAGTTTGGTATAATTAATCTGTTAGGTATACCATTGGTGTTGAATGGATTTGAAAAATCTATATCGTATAAATTCTCAAATATTTTACCAGCACCTGTAACTTGAGAACCAGCGTTAATGATTGGTGCGTATGAAATGTCGAATGAATCACCTAGAACTGGAAGTGTAACACTAAAATCAACTATTGTTACAGATGGTCTTTTACCAGGAATTTTTAACCCAAACGTTCTAGCCATAGATAAAACGGATTTAGTTTGCTGTGCATAATCTATTTGAGTTTCTTGAAACATTCTATCAGTGTTAAAAGAAAGCATGTCAC